AAACGCCTGTTTCGCAATTTTGCCCATGTCTTTGATTCGAGATACCTCAAATAAACTTCATAGTCAAAATCATTAACCGGGCGCTTGTAGTTCGGTAAACTCATCAGTAATCCTCCAGCGCCTTAAGCACAATCATAATGTCGTTGTCGCACTCGTCTGTCTGGAAGGCTCCCAAAGGCACCTTGCAGGTGCTTCCGTCCGCACTCAGGATAAATTTATATTTTCCATCCTGCCGGACCGCCCAGACAACAGTTGTCATCTTTGATTCCAGAACCAGTTTCTCCAGCTTCCTGCCGTTGGTCTTGATCCTTGTCTTAACGATTCCGTTATCGTCGGAAATCGTCTCGGAATGGCAGAGGATAATGACCGTTAAATCATCCCGAAGCGTCAGGGCCTTGTTGATAAGCGCCCAGCCGTTTTGTGCCAGATCGCTCCATGCGCTTCGCTTGTCTCCGCTCTGCATAGCCAGGATCCGCATCTCTTCCGCCACCATAAGACCATTGAGCGTATCAATAACCAGATATTTGATTTTCTGGAAATCCTTCTCCTTGTTGACCCTGTCCATCATCTGGGATGCTACGGAAAAGCTGTCAGAACAGACATAATTCTTGTTCGCTACGCTGTACTGCTTCCGCCAGCCTTTCCAGTTAAGTCCCTTCTTATCGCAGTCGCAGTACAATGTTTTATCTGGCGGAAGATTCCGCATGGCGGTCGTCTTACCGCTTCCGCTCTCTCCCATGCATCCTATAACCTTCGCCAAAATATGCCTCCTTTTTTATTTGATCCTGAGCGATTCGCCCCGTTCGGCAATGTAGCCGTAGGTCGTATCCCCTTTCTCCGTAACGGCCCTGATTGCCTCGATATTCGGCTTGCGTTCTACCAGATTGTCCGGCAGGGTATCAGGATTATCCCACGTAAGCACAAATGGAGCTTTGCCGCCGTTCTTCTGTACGGAAACTGTAAACCGCTTGCCCTTTACCTTGCGGATGCCGGTCTGCATCATGGATTCCTGCATAGCCTTCTTCATTCTGGCGATGTTGTTGCGGATGACCTTTGCCTTGTTCGCCATTCTGTCGGCCTCTTTCTTGTAGGCTGTCGCTTCGGCCTCCAGCGTCCGGATCACAGCCGCATAGCCATCGATTTTATCCTCGTATAAGCCTTCAATGCTCTCCATACTGTCCAGCAGGGCCTCATCGGAAATGTCATCTTCCATCATTTCCTGCAGCTCCAGATAGTCGGCAGTTAAGTCGTAAAGCGTCATTCGGCATCACCTCCGTCCCGGCGAAATTCGTATTTATATCCTCTTGTTGTAATATCGCCATCACTGAAGACATTGCGTTCTACGCCCTTATAGGTCTTCTTCCCTCTGTCCTTCCGTGCGTCATAATTGTTGACGTCTACGGAAAATATGCCGTGCCGGCTGTCGATGTCGATGTGAATACCTACTTCGTGTTCATTCGCCAGCTTCCGCAGAGCGCCCTCCAGATAGCTGAACTCTCTGGTAATGTCCACCCATGCGTCAGGGATTTTTACATTGTCAATGTTCATGTTCTTCCTCTCCTTACCTTCCTGTGGGTGCAGCTTAAAATGCACCGTTCTTTTGTTTCACTAATAGCTACGTGAGTTTTCTTTAACTCAAACAGTTTCTTTCGGTATTCTTCCCGTTTACGGAAATACTCTTAATACTCTTCGCAGGTCGCATGACATTCAGCAGACCTTCTCTCGCACTGGTAACACGCGTTCTTCTGTGCCATTCCGTCCACCTCTCAGATGCGTATAGATTCTGTAAATGCTTCCATCTGGTGTAACTCTGAGACAGTACGAATGGTGTCCACAGATACAGACCTCGCAGTAAACGCCTGCGCCGATGTGTCTGGCGTCATTGAGCATTGCCTTGTAGATGTCCGCCCAGTAGATGGAAGAGAATGTGACGCCCTCGAACTCGTAAATAAATCGCCCTGTCATACGCCCCATTCCTCCAGATCCATGAGAAACGCCCTGCTTTCCAGTACCATCCATGCCAGGATTCCGAGCATTACGATGACGGAAATTACTGTCTGTGTCGGTGATGACATGATTGCAAATGCCGTTGTGATAAGCACCGAATCAACGAATAACCTTAATCTCATATATCCTCCTCTAAATCAAAGATGCTTAACTGTCCTTCTATTTGTCCGTGTTCCAAATACCAATGCTTCGGATTTCGCCATTCAATACCGATGTAGTCAAGCACCCTGCCCCATCCGTATTTATTGCCATTGGAATCGGTGCAAAACTTGTTCATCCAGAAATCCCATTCTTTTGGATTCCGCATGTAAAGCCTGTCGAACCGGTGCGGTCTTGTCTCCATTTGTATGCCGAATCCACACATTGAACATCCTGTTCGCTGTTCGCCTGTTGTCGTGTATTCGTAGTCCCCGAATTCGTTCGGTGTGTCACTGATTTTGACTTCGCCGTATATCTCTGGAATATGAACATTCAAATCAACTGCAAGGTGGACAATGTCCGAATGATAGTAAAAAGCGAATGGCGCGCTTCGGATTGTGGTCTTTCCGAAGTAGTTGCATCCGTGTTCTTCAAGTGCATCCGCTCTTCGCCCGCCTTCTGAAGCCATGATTCCGAGATACGGCACGGAATTGTTTTCCCTCGCCCATATATCGCACGGCGCTTCTTTAAGGTAAAAACAGCACTTGTCGGAAACCTTGAAGTCTGGCGGTGCCTTATAGCCTAATTCCTTGCCTTCTTCATCAAGTCCGCCGAATAGTTGTAGATACGTTTTCGGAAGTCGCATTTTGCTGTTCTTTGAGAAGCCGCCCTGTTCTCCGCATTCGCCTGTGATGATTGCATGTCTCACTGTCGCATTTTTCTCTGTTGGCCTCTGCAAAGTATCAATCTTGTTGGCAATCTTTTTGGATAAAACAGGGAAACCAAATTCTTGAATAACTCTGACTTTGGATTTCAAAGGCTTTACGCAGATGACGCCCAATTCTCTGTGAACACGTTGAATGCTTGCATCTTCCAGAACCGATGCAGATACAAATTTGATATCTTCCTCTGTGTACCCCATCTGCCGGATCAAATAGCAAAGCACTATGCTGTCAAGTCCGCCAACGGAAACATGCACGTTGTACCCTCTTGCGGTTGCTTCCTCGTAAAACTCCCTAATTCTCCATTCAGACATTTTTCTTTTGATTGAATAAGGAACCTGTTGCTTTGAAAGCATTTCTCTATGTTTTTGCGCCTTCCATTCTTTGTAATCTTCTTTCGTTTCGAATTTCATCATCTAATTACATATAATGTCGTCCCATTCGGACAATGCTTATACACCCAGTCCGCCATACTGTTTTCCGTCCTGATACATGCCGGACTGTTATGCGCTCCCAGCTTGCCTCCCAGAAGGTATACCCTGTCATACCTGTACCGGGCAGACATGTGATATGTCAGGCTGTGGATGCCCCACCCGCCGGACGTCATGGAGCAGGACCAGTATTGCCATTTTTTGCCTTCCTTGTTCGTGTAGACCAGCCTGTCCGTCTTCCAGCTGATTCTGTGCTGTCCTGCCGGGGTCTTTGTGGTCTTTGTGCCGGGGATGTTTGCAGCAGAAGAGCAGGGCGCTGCCTTTACCAGCTTCCGTTTTCCCTGCTTGCCCTTGTAAGCGAACAGGCACATGTGTCCATATCTGAGGTCAGCTATGATGGCATAATCCGTCCTGCTGGACACTGACTTGCCCTTCTTCGTGACATCGGCAGAAGGGGTTTTGTTGTACTTGCCGTGATCAAAAAAGAGATTGATGCGGACACCATTCTTGTCATACATCTGGTATTTCTTTTCGTTCTCAGCCTTTTCAATCTCAATTTCTTCCTTCGTTTTCTGGCGCTTGCCCATCTTTCCGTTATCGGCATAGACGGGCTGTACAGCCAGAGCACAGGCCAGCAGGATGGCTATCAGGCGTTTAACCACGATAATTCACCGCCTCTTGTCGATTGATAAAGAAATGGATACCTGCGGAACACTCCTGCCATCTGTCTTCGCAAAAATCTGGTACGCTGACCATTTCCCCGACCTTGTAGACAAAACTGTTGTCCCGGTCAGATGCGACCTCTATCAACTTGCTCGCAGTGCCGTCCATATCTTCGATACGAAGGACGATGGCTTTGTCACATCGGCACTTTCTTCCTGCCGCTGACAGCCGTCTAGCATCAGCAGGTATCTCAAGTACCACGATGTGGCCAGATGCTTTTTTGAATCCGATGAACGACCCAGTGTCAGGACACGCCATCGGGATGAAAGGAACATTTTTGGCTCCGGACAGGTTGGCTCTGTACAGGTCGGCTCCGGACAGGTCGGCTCCGGACAGGTCGGCTCTGTACAGGTCGGCTCCGGACAGGTCGGCTCTGGACAGGTTGGCTCCGGACAGGTCGGCTCTGGACAGGTTGGCTCTGTACAGGTCGGCTCCGGACAGGTCGGCTCCGGACAGGTCGGCTCTGGACAGGTTGGCTCTGTACAGGTCGGCTCTGTACAGGTCGGCTCTGGACAGGTTGGCTCCGGACAGGTCGGCTCTGGACAGGTCGGCTCTGTACAGGTCGGCTCCGGACAGGTCGGCTCCGGACAGGTCGGCTCTGGACAGGTCGGCTCTCATATTTCGCCACCCATCGCAATCTTCGAACCACCAGTGCTTATGTCTTTCTAAGATTTCTTCGAGGGTAAACTCCCAGATTTTGATGTCTTTAGGATTTCTCATATCTATCACTCCAATCCGCCATAAATGCTTGTCATATGGCCTTCGTTGTCGAATGTGTACGTCCCGCCATAGACTTCAACAGTTCCAGTAACCATCTGGCCATAACGCCAGTCATCTGTTTCCTGCTCCGAAAAGTAGTACACATAGTCGCCAATCGTATGAAATCCGACCAACATGTCTTCCGTTGACCATCCGCCATTATTCCAATAGCAAAACCGGGCGTCGCCTTCCTGAATCCATACATGGGTCTGCTGTGTGTCGCCATCGTGATAATCCTCACCCGCCAGAACCGGCACGGAAAACATCATGCACATTGCCAGAATCATTAACAGTTTTCTCATTTTTAATCCTCCTCAAATTGCTCTAATGCTGTTGCCAGTGCCTGAGTTGACAGTTCCAGATAGTGATAAGCCTCATCCGCGCAATCATCCGCGCTGTCAATCTGATCGGAAGCACGGCGCTCTAACTCGCTTGCGTAATACTCCAACTCGCCGTTTAAAGCGTTCAGATTGAGTCGCAGTTGCTCGATGTCCCGCCGGATCGCAAGCACGTCATCCCGTAGCGACCCGATAATCTTTACCTTTTGTTCCCGTGTCATATCTGCTTAATTCCCTTTCCAACAACTCTCTGTAAATCAGATATGTGTGCCGCTTTTCTCCCGTCTTAATGACGTAGCCGATGTCAAGCCGTCCCTGACGCATCAGGAGCCGGACCGATAAAGGCGTCAGCCCCAATGCTCTGGAAGCGTCCTCGACTGTTATGCGTGTCGGCATTGCCTTCCCTCCTTTCGCATCATGCCCGGCTTACTCGCAGATACTTGCATCGGACGCAAGTGCAGGAGCAAAAAAAATACGCCCTGCAGCTTCCGGCTCCAGTTCCAGAGCCTTAACGATTTTCTGCATCACGATGCCAGACGGATACGATTCGCCGTTCAGGATGTCGGAAAGCGTGTTTCGGTTGATACCCGTCACGTCCGACAGCTGTCCGATGGTCGTATAGCCCTGTCTTGCCATCTGCGCCCTTAACTCGTTTGTGTCTACTTTGTACAAGTTGGATTACCTCCTTCCTTCAAATTTTCGCCTTAGCTTGTCTCCCCGTAACATTCCCACGCTTTTCCGCAGCATGTCGGAACCATTCATTGCTTCGCCACCACTACGCAGTTCATAGCTTTGCCAATGCGATTCAAGTCCTTGCTTTGCCTACGCTCCACGCCGCTCCACTCTGCCATAACATTGGCCATCTTTGCCTTGCCATTGCTATGAATCACCATACTTTGCCATAACTGGGCCTTGCTATGCAATGCCACGGCTTCGCCCAACGTTACTTTACCAACACAGTGCTTGACTTTGCTTTGCC